CTCACTTGGTTCGATACCAAACTTTGTTCAATACTAATCCAAGGACCTCTGGAAAGGTAGGGGGATCAGAAGTCTGAGACTATTTCCAATCATTAACCACAGAGCTGAGCTCTTTCACAGGTCGAGATGCCGTAGCTTGGACTTTTGCCGTAGCTCACCAAGGTACAATTGGACTACTCATGTGCTCCGAATAACATGACACGAATGCCAAAACGGGTCGCCCTCAAGGGTCCTCTGTCATTCCTGCTAATCCTTGCCTCAGCTTCAATCTTCCGCGGTTCCTGCGTGGACAGAACCGGCTACAAATTTCAACGACCATCTCATTTTTTCATTTTCTATATACCCTTTACGAATTCCCAGACCGGCCCTATCGACGATCGAATGATAGGTGCGGGGCTGCATGAAACGACCTGGGGTCCCGGGATTAACCGACAACCTAACCTTAGCGTTAGGATGATGGTCAATAGGGGGAAGCCCGAGTGATCGAACGACCAAACGGGCAAGAGGCCCATGCCGAGTAACGCCTAACCGCACGACTTTCATGACACAACGAATAGGTCCGGCTTCGGGACGCGGATCCGTGATCTCTGACAAATCAGAGGTATCAGGATCACCGCAATCCCTTCCGTCAGCCCACGTACCATCACGATAAAGATTCATCAGAGCTTGTCGAGAAGAACGACAAGCACTTATCACAGCCTTGCTCCTCAGCGGGAGGCGTGTAAAGCCGGGAAGGGATTTATTCAGGTGAGGGAAACAGTCTAGACTCTCCGAAAGAGAGAGGTAAGTCTGTTCACGCTCAAATAAACCACGATCCCGTAAGATGTAATCAGGAACCGGATGATTATGACCACGAGTTAACGACACCTGAGACTTCCATAGGTAGCCTTTGTTGAGCCTCAGGAAATGACTCATAACGCAATGTTTTTCTTGGCCGTGGAAACCTACGGAGCAGTCACTCATTCTTCCCCCGAGTCTGAGACAAGAGTCCTCAGATGGTCGAAACAAGGGAAAAGAACGAATGAATGGAACCTGCACAGGTAGGAATCGAGAAGCCTCAAAGAACGACGAATTTAACGAGAAGAAACGATCATGAACCATGGTCTTACCCACGGATACGACCAATCCCGATGAACTCACGCCCTTGAACCAACTATCTGCTTGAAATCTCGTAGACCTAAAAACGATATCATCACCGTTAATACGAACCGGTGGTAATCGACCAAAAGGCCTCATCGAGTATACGAATGCTAGATAATTGGTAAGACAAAGAAGAGGGAAGGATAACTTATCCCCCATTAGTTGTCCTGACTTCATGAGAGTTTTACGACCTTTCGATACGACAATCGCAGACAGACTGGACCGTGCCATAATACGTACACCCTCACAAAGAGAGGAGGTATCAAGCACGTAGTCAAGGATAGCCCTGCTATGACCAAGACAAAAATTATCTGTTGCGGACTCGTAGTCCCCAGATACAAAAACCTCACCTAAAACATGCGAAAAACCTTTAAACTTGCCAGGCTTTGCATCTCCACGAAGTAACCATTCTTTTCTTGACAGGTGATCGTACATCAAACCTGACAGAGGAGAAAGACAATACTGCAGTGCCGACGCCACAGTAACGACCCTGGCCTTACCGGCCTTGAAAACGATAGAAACACGCCGAGTACTAGGAAAGACAGTACCGGTACGACACAGCTCTATGAATGAACTCCGAGTCATAGAGCGATTGACATAACGACGAGTGTTATCATTAAGGTCAGTCTTCTCAAGAAAAGACTTAGTCCCAACAATGACCCGCTCAACTCTCTCCTCATACCTCTTGTCCCACCCTGGTGCAAACAACCGAGGGATTTCCTGCCTACAAAATGATAAAAAACTCTCATCAATTGGCTTCTCTTTCGAGAATTTGTCATGATAAGAGTCTAAATCAGGCGGGGGTGAGGGGAGAGTCTTACGAAATAAAAAAATAGTTGACGAAAGCGTGAAATAATCGCGTTGACGACACTTAGAGCCGAGAGTGAACTTTCTCGAGCCCTTAGTATAACGAATATTACGACGCTCCCATCCCTGGGACGGTGACGACTCTATGAGAGATGTGCAGAACTTCTTAATATCTGCAATAGACGCGAAAGTGGGAATGGTGGGAAGACGCAAGTACAGCATCTTCTCCATTAACCCCACTAAGTCTAACAACTCTCTTCGAGCCCGGTTGAGATTGATCTCTGCAACCGAATCCGCACACAGGCGACCGCGTTTCGCGGATTTACTTCTGTGTGGCCTTGACATGACCTTCTTAGTGAGCTAATGCTTTCGACTAAGAGGAAATAGATCAG